GCGGCTTGTTCGACTTGTATTTGATAATTAGAAAAACGCAAATGTTCCACATAAAAACCAGCCCCAAAGCCACCAAGTAAAAGACCAATATATATGTAGATTTGGACACTAGAACCACCCATAAATTCAGTCGCTAGACTTAATAGATTTTTAAACATTATTGCCCTTCTGGTTCTGCGCCAGCAAGCTGTTTGCCAGCAACACTAGCCGCACCAGAGCCAGACACAATGCCTAATGCGCCAGCCAGTTCGGTAAGGCTAATCTCTTTTCCAGCATATATTAAATATATAGCCGCACCACCAACAAGCAAAAAGCCAAGCATCCAAGCCATTCTAGCAATACAGAAAGTTTGATTATCTTTTCCAGTCAGAATGTGCGTTAATATTTTATTCATTTATATTACTCCCAATACAAACTTTAACCATAATGTTACTATTAATGCGGCCACAAAACACCACATTTGCACCCGCCTAATTTCTTTTAAATCATGTTGAAATTCTTGATTTTCTTTTCTTTCAAGATTTTCAATATCTAATTTAATTCTCAATACTGCATCCCATTCTTTTGCGCCATATTTCTTAACAAAATCTATTTTAAGTTTTGCTTCTTCCTCAGAAATTTGCTTTTTGCGCTTCCATTCATCTAAGGCTTTAATTAATGCCTTTTCTTTCTTTAATTCAGTTTCCCTACGCAATCTAATGCGTTCTTGAGCCTTTCTATTAGCCAAGTCAACGCCATCTTGCTGGATGCCTTCAATGCTTTTAGATAGTCCATGCGTAGCCTTTCTAGTCGAATCTAATGATCCGCTTAATGCTTTAATGCCCTGTTCAATACCAAGATGATCTGACACATCACTTGCTCATAAAGTAATGGGTTAAAAATCCAATAAAGGTACTAAATGCCGACACTACGGCCATCCCAACCCAGAAACCGCCCTTTGATTGATTGGCAAGGGCTAATAGCGTTTCCATGCCTTCTTCCAGCTTATCAACCTTTACGGTTAAATCGTCAACTTTTTGCCATAACTGGCCGTATTTAACTGGGTCAATTTGAAAATCGGACATAACAAAACCATATCAAAGTTTAGGGAATATATTGTATTGTCCGATGTATTACAGAATGTATTTTATCACTTCTTCGGGTTTTAAAAACGCATCAGGGTTATATTCAGTAAAATCCCACCAGAGAAATTGATTCTGGGCAAGATAATCACGGGACTTTAGTAAATTAGTATTTTCTGGATGCCCATAGATTAATGGATCAGACACAGACCATAATACAACGCCAGGCTTTTGACAATCCCATGCTAGATGCTGAAAAAAACTATCACAACCAATCCAGATGCGGCACTCAGCAATTAATTCACGCAATCTTGCAACTGGAAGATTCTTTAAGAATTTGGGGGCTATCTGTTCTTCGCCATCAACTCCGACTTGGACAATTTCCTCAGAAATTAATGCTAACAATTCTTTCCAATAAGGGTAATTTTTAGGGTTAGTTTTGCCGTTAATTAATGGTTTGGCAAACGGGGCAATTAATATCATATATACAGCTTTCTATAAGCATTTTCTAAGCTATCTTTCCAATCCCATTGCGCCATCTTTTTATAGATATTCCAGCGGTCTAAATCGCCAAACAATGCTTGTGCTTCTGCTATTGATCTGCCTGGCACGATTTCTGGATAGCAAGTAAATACCATAGGGTTATGTATATCAGGTAGCACATGAGAAAACACGATATGATCACCAGCCCCGCAATTAAGCACAACAACGGTGTAGTCGGCAAGCTGTAGTGTATTTCTAAAAATTTGTTCATCATGGGCGTACATCCCTTCATTTGTTTCAGACCTTATGCCGCCTTGCGCTTTTAAATGCCAAGTTACTGCATGAGGGGCAACCAGTAATTTATATCCTTTTTGATGCAATCCATAAGTAAATAGCGTTTCTTCCCGATGGGCTACACGGGATAAACCTAAGTTATAGTCATGTACGCCAGCACGATATAAGAATGAGCAATGCAAATGCTCTACAAAATCTGATTTATTGATAATTCCCCATTGAATATTGGGTTCTTTATCAATGTCGGCAATTTTTCCTGTAGATTTTGATGTATCAAATATTGCTGGTAAAGTCAAAATTGACCCACCAACTGCGCCTATTGGATCGCCAACTTTAGACACTTCGCTTGCATAGGTATAAAGCTGTTCTAATACATTGGGTTCTGGAATAGCATCATCATCTACACGCCAAACCCATTTGTAGCCCATCTCATTCGCTTTTTGATGGATATGATGCTGACCTTTTTTGTCGGCAAATAACCATTCCCATGCAATTTTCTTGTAATCCAATATTTGAAATATATGCTGGTATATAGGGTTTTCCCGCATATCTTCGGGATTGTCGTTATCGTCAAAAATAACCAGCTTGTCTGGGCTTTTAGTCTGATTGGCTATAGCCATCAAAACCATTGGCAAAGTCGTTGTATAACGACCTCTAGTGGCCACAGAACATAAAATTTCTTTCCTTTGTGCCGCTTTGTCCCATTTGGCAATCATTAAATTAAAACGATTGTGTTCATTAATGGGTTGCGGGTAACTTGTAATCTGCCCATGTTCCCCAATATAAGAAATATCAAAACCTTGAAAATGGCTTTCGTTTATTCCGTGTAATTTATGATGTTCACCCCAAAACCCTTTTGGTTCATTCCAGGGGCAAGTAATCAATAATCGTTTGCAATGCTTTTTTAGTTTTTTGGCAATTTCTAAACCATTGTCTAAATGCTCAATAACTTCAAAAGCAATAATGGTGTCGTATTGTTCTAGCGAATAAGTGTTGATGTCGGCATTAACAAATTTGTTAATACCATCCCATCCTTGTGCTTTGGCGTTTTCAATTATTTTAAGGTCGTAATCTAACCCTGTATATTCAATGTCTTTTGGCAAAAACTGTCGGCCATAGCCATTAGAGCAACCAATCTCTAATATCTTTTTGCCTAAAAGATTATTTCTAGCCCAAAAATAACGGGTGGATTCTCTAGGATAAACTTCGTCACCTTTTAAGAATACCGCCCGTTCATAGTTGTTCATCAACTCATTTATTTCATCTTGTTTTGTCATGTTTTTATATTATTTAATGTGGATAAACTGCATCGACCCTCATACCAGAAGTTAATCCTGTACCAAATACAATCGATGTGCCGCTAGTTACTGTTACATCTGTACCATTAACCATCTTAACGCCATTCAAATACACTTCAATTTTGCCAGATGTATAACTTAATGATGTGCTAAATGTTGTTTGACTGGCGGTGGCTGTAAACGAATCATAAGTTAATGCAATACCATAACCGCTGTAACCAGAATAGCCAGAATAACCTGATGTGCCAGTTGCGCCAGTAGCACCGCTATACCCACTATAACCAGATGTACCTTGTGCGCCAGTTGCTCCAGAGTAACCGCTATATCCAGATGCACCATTTGTACCATTTGTGCCGCTATAACCAGAATAACCAGATTGCGCTAGTAGATTCCAATAAGTAGTGTTTGTTGGTATTTGGTTAGTATTAGCCAAAATACAGTAGTAGCTAGAACCATTGTAAGAAACAATATTTCTAATTACATAAGCGGTTGAACTAGACCATGCGCCTAGCCAAGTATCGCTTGATCCAGAATATCCTGAGTAACCAGAAATTCCAGAATAACCGCTATATCCACTAATTCCTGATCCAGAATAGCCGCTATAGCCGCTAATGCCTGATGCGCCATTAGTACCATTTGTTCCAGAATAACCAGATATTCCGCTAAAGCCAGAATAGCCTGATGTGCCAACTGCGCCTGAGTAACCGCTATATCCAGAATAACCGCTTACGCCAGAACCAGAATATCCGCTATAGCCTGACACTCCAGAACCGCTATAGCCTGATATGCCTGAGTAGCCAGATATACCGCTAAAGCCAGAATAACCGCTTATACCGCTGTAACCTGATTGGGTATACATTACTTGAGTTGCGGTAACAATTACACCTGGCGTTACTGGCACAGTTGGCCCAGTCTGTGCGCTAGTTGTTGTAATAGAAATGCTTGTATTAGAAACTGCCCAAGCTAATTGCAAATAATCACCAGCGGAAACTGTTAAAACATAATTAACTGCGGCAATTAACGCACCAGCACCGCCATGCGCTGTACCTGGCACATTGTAAATAGAATTACTATCTGCAACATCAGAACCATTTTTTCTTAGCCATACATCGACATTATCGCCATTGGAATCTGAATTTGCAAATTGCAATGAATATTCAAGATTGTATGTACCAGCATTTGCAAATTTAATTTGATTACCAGAAACAATGCTTACGCCATTAGCTTCAAATTGATTACCAATGTTTACAACATAAGCTGTTGTTGTATTTGCGGCAGTTTGATTGGTTGTGTCATAAAAAGAACCATAAAAGCCTTGTACGCCACCGCCACCGTTTTGACCACTAAATCCTGAGTAACCAGAAATTCCAGAATAGCCACTTTGACCAACTGCGCCAGAATATCCAGAAATTCCAGAATAACCAGAATAGCCACTTACGCCAGAGCCAGAATATCCGCTGTAACCAGAGTAGCCAGAAACACCACTACCGCTATAACCAGAGAATCCGCTAATTCCTGAGTAGCCGCTGTAACCGCTATAACCAGAAACGCCACTACCAGAATAACCAGAAATGCCGCTGTAGCCAGAATATCCAGATACACCTGATCCGCTATAGCCTGAGTAACCGCTATATCCACTTACACCACTACCCGAATATCCGCTAATGCCAGAATATCCAGAGAATCCGCTGATGCCAGAGTAACCACTTATTCCAGAATAACCTGATGCACCATTAATTCCGCTATACCCAGAAATACCAGAATAGCCAGAATATCCACTAATGCCGCTACCCGAATATCCAGAATATCCTGATACGCCAGAACCAGAGTAACCACTAATACCAGAATAGCCACTAAATCCAGAAATGCCACTATAGCCTGATAATCCATTTTGCCCACTTATTCCTGAGTAGCCGCTATATCCCGATACTCCGCTACCAGAGTAACCGCTGATTCCAGAAAATCCAGAATATCCACTTGTGCCAGATTGTCCGACTGCGCCAGAATATCCTGATATACCGCTAAATCCTGAGTAACCAGAAACACCGCTACCAGAATAGCCTGAAAATCCACTAAAACCGCTTATACCGCTAAATCCAGACCAACCCGATACACCAGACCCAGAATAACCAGAAAACCCGCTATAACCGCTTATACCGCTTCCGCTAAAGCCAGATATACCAGAGTAACCAGAATATCCAGAAATGCCTGAGAAACCGCTGTAACCAGAAATACCAGAGTAACCCGAAAAACCAGAATAACCAGATGTGCCTGGTGGCCCTACAATTTCACCTACATTATTCCAAGTTGTGCCAGACCATACATAAAGATCGCCATTGGAAGAAACAATGTAAGCATCATTTGGAAGATTGCCTACGGCTGGTAAATCTGCTGGTGTTGCAACTGTGCCTTTAATGTTAATGGATGTACCTTGTTGGCCACTATATCCGCTAAATCCAGAATAACCAGAAACGCCTGACCCGCTGTAGCCACTTATGCCGCTATATCCAGAATAGCCTGATATACCACTAAACCCCGAATAACCGCTAATACCGCTGTAACCAGAATATCCAGAAACACCAGAGCCAGAATATCCACTAAAACCTGACCATCCAGAAGTGCCGCTAAATCCTGACCAGCCACTTACACCTGATCCACTAAAGCCAGATTGACCAGAAAATCCAGAATAGCCAGATATACCAGATTGACCTACTGCGCCACTATATCCAGAAATTCCAGAAAAACCGCTATACCCTGATATACCGCTACCAGAATAACCAGAATATCCGCTAATTCCAGAAAAACCAGAATAACCAGAATAACCCGAATATCCTGATTTACCAGAATAACCAAATCCAGATGCGCCACTATAGCCAGAATAACCTGAGTACCCGCTTAATCCTTGTGGGCCAACTAAACCACGATCAATTTTAATGGTTTGATTAGGTGGAGTTGTAACTTTAACTGTCTGCCGTGCTTGTGGCACTACAGACACGGACACATTATTTTGATCCGTTACATTAACTTTTATACCCATGATTACTCCACAACAATGCCATCAGAGCGGATCAAAAACAACAAGAAGATAATGTAATCATTTGCGGGGTTTGATCCTGATGCGGGAAAGCTGATTTTGATGCGACCAGAATAAGCAACACAGTCTTGTGCGCCAATATCTAATTCTGGATCATCAGCCATTAATCCCCAGGTTGAATCGTTAATAACTAAAGTAAATTTGCCTTGTGCGGCAACTTCATTTGTAATAGTAAGACTAATAGGCGTTGGAGTTGGGCTGTAATCACCAATATCAAACGACAAGCCATATCTTGAATCTTGCAAATTTGTAACTGTTCTACGAATGATTTGTGCATCAATCGTGGCAGATGTTAAATCTAATGGCGTTACACCATCAGACCCTACGATGTCTAAATTCCAATAAGTCTGCTGTTCCCAGACCAATTCACCCGCTATACAAGGGTTATCAAAACCACTAACTTGAGTGATCGTATTTTGCGAAAACATTGCCATGATTAATCCAATTCTCGATATAGCCCCTATGCCCTCACAGGCGGCTTTAAATCATGTCTTGTATTTTATTCTTTGGGCGGTATTACTTCCGCTTGTGCATCTAATTGTTCTTTAATTTTACCAGCCAAAGGCCCTAATCCGCTTTTAATTTGAAACTCGCCTAAAGCCATTAACAAGCCAGTTACTTCATCTTGTGTAAGTGTTAATGTAATATCTTTCATTTTTTATATTCCTATTGTGGTTAAATTATTTGTTAATTGCCGCTGTAAATGATGTTAAATCATTAGAACCGTAATACTCTGCGCCTTTAGCTACTTGAATTTCAAGATGAGCTTTGTTACGAGCTACAGTATCAGTCCATTCTTCATCCGTTCCAATCCAATCACTAGGTTTGCCAGCATTGATAAGGTTTACAGAATCCATAGCAGCAGAATAGTCTTTTGCTACTTGTTCTTCATGGGTAAGTTCAATCATTTTATTTTCCTAATTGTTGTTTAAGGGAATCTACTTCTGCTTTGAGTTCTTTAACTGCGTTGATAAGATACCAAATTAAATTAGTTGTATCTACTGACATAACGCCTGTGGATTCTTCTTTAACGCAATCAGGCAATATGGCTTTAAGCTCTTGTGCAATCACACCAAGCTGAACGCCTTTGATGTCAATTGCGTTTTGTGGCTCTAACTCAGTCACCTCATCAGCTGTGCGGTATTCAAAATTACGCACTTGAATTGCTGTAATGGCAGAAAGCCCTACTGTGTTATCTACAATGTTTTTCTTTAAACGCTGGTCAGAAGTGGTAGACCAAGATGCTGAGTTGTTACCTTGATAAACACCGCCACCATTGGGGTTAATATATCCTGTATTTCCACCTTTACCTGTTGGTGATGTTCCAACAACTATTTCATAATTTACTCCAGCAGATGAAGCTGTTGTTGAATAACCAATGTGAATATTGCCAATACCAGTTGTTAAATTAGAACCAGTTTGCCAACCTAAACCAACATTTCGGTCACCAGTTGTTACCCCTTGCAATGAACCATTACCAACACCAGTATTTTTAGAGCCTGTTGTAACTGCCGATAAAACTGATATATTGCCATCATCTTGACCGCCAATAGCACAATTATATAAACCTGTTGTATTGTTTAATAAAGCTCTGCGACCAAAAGCAGTATTGTAATTTCCTGAAGTTGTGTTGTAACCAGCCAAATCACCAACAAAAGTATTTCCACCAGCATTGCTGTAATATCCAGCTTGATTTCCTATAAATACACAATTTGTTGCCGTAGTATTACTATACCCAGCCTGATAACCTACTGCTGTGTTGTTAGATGCGGTGGTGTTAGATGTTAATGCGCCTGTACCAATTGCCACATTATAAGCACCAGTTGTATTTTGACCTAAAGCAGCGGCAATAGCGGCTGTTGAATCATATCCACCAATACCAATATTAGCATTACCAGTTGTGTTATTTCTTACAGCATTACGACCAATAGCTACTATTCCTGTACCAGTTGTGTTGCTATACAAGGCTTGTTGTCCAATAGCAACAACTGAATCACCAGTAGTATTTGTATAAGCGGCTTGATAACCAATAGCAATATTATAGTTATTTGTGTTTGCTTGAAGTGCATAATCCCCAACAGCAATATTGGCATTACCAGTTATATTTGTTTTTAATGCGTAATAACCAACTCCAATATTATCTACACCAGTTGTATTGCTATATAACGATTGATAACCTAATGCGGTATTTGGAGTGCCACTTGTATTTGCTTGTAAAGCACTAGTACCTAACGCAATATTACCACTTACAGCACCACCACCCTTACCAACAGTAAGACCTGATATAGAACCATCGTTAGAAATATTTAATCCAGTTGATGTAACCGTACCAGTTAATGCTTGAGAAGCATCTAACTTACCAGATGAATTAATGTAATTTGCTAAATTAGCTAAATTAAGTGCTTGTGTCATACTGCCCCATTTCTATTAAATGATTGCTCTACTAGGATATTAAGGTTGCTTGTTGGTGTTTGTGCCAATGTATAGCTTCCAGTTGTTACAGAATAATCCACAGTTTCTAATAATAATACCCCATTATTATATAGATTAAATGCTAATGGATTGAAAGTAAACGGATAAGTTGCCTGACCAGGAATTGTATAAACATCAGTATTTGATGGATTGCCATTTGGCTGACCTTGATTATTGTCCGTCCATTGAATAACTTGCAAATCACCAGAAACGGCATTTACAAAACTGATAGTCTGGCCAGATATATTATAGTCTTGAGCATTAATTACTGTACCGTTTAAGAATAACAATTCGTTACCGCTAACTAGCGTAAACCCTGATGCAGTATATGATCCAGTATTACTTAATGTGTCTGAATTTCTGCTAAAACTATTATAGGTAGTGCTGGTTGACACGGCCACAGAAGCCATAGAAATGATTGTAATAATATCGTTTAAATTAGCCCCAGTTGCTAAAGTGACATTTCCAGTTGAACCACCAGTATCGGTATATTCGCTAGGATCAAGCAATAAGCCATTTTGAAATACTAAACAATTTCCAGATAAATATTCTGTTCCCCGTGTTACATGGAAAACAATTTGACCGCTGGAAGCATCAAAAGCGGTCATAGTGTAATTAAATGTATCTGGTGGTACAAATCCAACAACACGGCCATATACATCAACGGTTAATGTAGCAACGCTAGATGTATAAGTTTGCGCCCCGCCAGGGAAAGTCAATAATTGCGCCAATGATGCAACTACTTGACCTTGTGGGTTGTTGTTTACCGCAATTTCTCCAGTACCTACCGTAGTAGTACCAGTTTGAATAAGCTGACCAGTACGGGCATTAAGATCAATAATGTTGTAACCATCTTCCAACCCTTGCCAAATAGTAGGGTCATAGTTAGGGTCAGTTGGTACAAACAATGCAGAACCCGCTGATGGTGCGGCATTACCAGTAGCAAAACTAATAAAGTTATTGCCACGATTGCAAAATAACAAATAATTTAATGTGCCAGAGCTACCAAATACAGGATTTGCTGGATACCAGATGTAATCTGTTGGCGTTAAATCAAATGATGGAATATTAGTATTTGCAATACCATAATAAGTTGCCCCTCTAGGATTTGAAGTAAATCCTGTACCAGTTTGACTTGTAGCATAAGCAATACTTAAATAGCGTTCTGCATATTGTTGGAATGTTGTTGGCCGCCATGTAAATAAACTGCTTGGCGGGCTATATAACGATGTTTCTAAAGAATTTACCATTCTGGTAAAGAAATACCAATTACCAGCAGAAATTGTTGATAGCGTTACTGGTGGCAATGCAACTGAATTACCATAGGGTATACCATTAGGTTGCACGGCAGTTGTGCCAGCAAATATAAGCTGTGATGGAGATGGATTGGAATAAGCCGAATACCAAATTTCTGCATATTGCACAATGCCATTTGTAGAACTTGTTATGTCTACTTGGAATGATGGATTTGCCGCATTTGGTAATGAATTAGCAATAACTGGGGCTGGTATAGTGCCAAAACTGTTAGGTGCTGGCAATCCGCTATTTGGTTGTGGTTTATATTGCGTAACGCTGGCATCGTTATAAACCGATGGGTCATAAACCAATAAAGTCAATGCCACAGAAATTGTGCCGTCTGGCGCAAAGTTTTGTTCTACTTTAATTACTCTAAATAGTTTTGCAACCCATCCATAGTTGGCATTGGTTACGGTAACAATATCACCCGCTTCCAACTCTAAGCCAATATAGTTTACGGTACACGCTATTTGCAAATCCATCCGTGCCGCTTTTAAGAACCGTGTGGCTAAAAGCTGGGCTTGCACATCATTATTGACTAATGGCAGTTGAATAGTCTGGGCGTTTTGTGGCTCATTAGGGTATAACAATGATGGCGCAACTAAAGCCAAATTAACCGTGCTAGTGTTAAATGAACTATTTAGGCTAATGTCTGGGAATTGGCATTGTGCAATGTTATAGGTATTTGAAATATCTAAAGACACCACTTGAATAGCAGAAACCATATTGCTATCGTTAATATCCATAGCCACGCTGTAAGTTGGCTGATTAACAATAACTGACCAAACTCCGTAAATTTCATTGTATTTAAGCAAACAATCGCAACAATTCACAATGCTTTGCACATTGTCTAATATGTTTTTAGTGGTGTCGATTGCGCCATTAAATGTAAATCTGGGCTGTGTTTCTGGTACGCCAAGATAGTTATTAAATGTAATAGTCTGGGCGCAATAAGCATTTAGGGCAGTCAAACTAGCGGTATCAATTTGTGATGCTGGAATTGCCCCGCCATATACGGTGCTAGTCAAATAATCATAAATAACATCGCCTGGTGCTATTCGCGAATTAATGATTTCAAACTGTGTTTGAGCAATCGATGTAACACCAGCATTGGCGTTATAAGTTAAATGCACAATAGCAAAAGCGCAGTTGGTCATTAATTTACTACTATCCCATGTATAAGTAAGTCCAGATGATTGCATTACCGTAATGGCAGATTGACTGCTATTTACGGGATTATTTGATCCGTTGCTATACAAATATATATTTAAATACCCATTTACTTTGGTATCAACTAATCCTGTGGCTGGATCAACCAACCCTGTAACTGCCGTACTAGAGTTTTGACCAGGATTAACCGCATACATTGTGTTGCCAACGGTTACTGATGGGTCAATAGATTTGTTTAATACGATTGTTTTGGTAACAGTATTAATGCCGCTTACGGTGTAATAAATTGGTGTGCCAGAGTTAGCAAATGAAACCAATAAACCAGAAGTGACGGGTATAGATAATGTGCCAGAGTAAGTAATAGTATTGCCAGAAATAGTGGCAACGCTAACACTCGAATCAGTATAAGTAAGGCCGCTAAACAAGCACAACTTACCACCATAATAGATATTGCCATAAGCAATGGAATCCGAACCATTGCCTGTAACTTCGCAGAGTGAAAGAACATAATATAAATTTTGATTGTCAGAAGTAATTGAAAGATCAGTAATTGTCCCGCCAATATAGCAATTACCATAAACGATTGGCAATTTGTTGTTAGTTGCTGGTTGAATCTGTAAATTAGTACCCGTTGTTAATTGTTGACCGTTGCTAGTTGGGGCTTTTGGTGCGGTTAAGGCCGACACAATAGATGATGCGGCCATAGTCATGCCCATCATTACTAATTCTGGTTGTCCTGTAACTACGCCAACAATGGCAATAACAGTACCAACAATCGCACCTAAAACGCCACCACCGCCACCCATGCTATATCTTCCAAGTGTTCTGTAACTTAGTTGCACCATATCTACTGAAATCAGAATCAGTAAAACAGGAAAAATGCGCTTCTTTTATTTCGCCAGTTTTCTTCATTTCTGTACCAATTTCAATAAACTTCTTAAACAGCTTTAATGATGTTTTGTCGTTTGTGCTATGCCACATAATCTCATGTAGCGAATATTCCCCTTCAATAAAAAAACACGGGGCTTTCATTGCGACTAAAACACCACTTAAATCTTCTGCAATTAATATAAATCCAGCACCAGCCAGAATCATACTTAATTGCTTACCTACATAATCCCTTGACCACTTTGCTTCATCTTTTAATATTTCAAATCGATGTGTTTGGCAAAAGTGTTCTAATATCTTGTAAATTGCATCAAAATCAAATTTATTTGCGTACCGTATCATTGCTTTCCAAAAGCATAATATATTGTCGATATAGTGGCCACTCGATTCATTGATGTATCGCCAGGGGTGAAATATTCCCAGCTTGAATCATTAGTAAATCGACCAACCGTTCTGTTTTGTAAAATCATTTGAATGTTTGCGGCACTAACTGTTACTGTACCTACATACATACGCACTTCTTCCATCCATTGTTCACCAATGTTGAAAGTATTGATAAATCCATAGAAATACTGATAAAGACCGCCAGCACCACCAGATGTTATTAAACTGCCATCAGTATTGAAAAAACCTTTCCACATGGTAATTTGTGCGCCTTTTAAATTACCATTTAACACCACGCCCAAAAGGGCTGTATCAATACCAATTAAAGTAATTGTGGTTTGATTAGCGGTAGATTTAATATCCCGCTGTACCTTGCCAATACCAATTAATTGACCTAATCCATCAAAAGGTTGTGAATCCACCGCTGACACGGTAATAGCCGTTGGCGCAGTAGAAAACCGATATTCTGTAGATGGCGTAACAATACGCACAAAATCCGCATATCGAATATTGTTAGTATTTTGTATTGGTGCTATTACTTGGCTCATAATACCGATTCAAATGCTTTAAATGGCCCTGACCATTGGATAAAGCTGTCATTAGTCATTGGGATTAAATTATAAGTTGGATATTGTTGCAAAATGATTGGAAAGGTACATCCAGTATAAGTATTGCCGCCTAATGCAACGGTTGTGCCATATTGCCCAATAACTGCATTTTCTGGTGATACTAAGGTTGTCAATAAGGTGCGGTGAACAGGAATAGTAACGGTAGTCCCAGAACCACGCATAACATCAGCGGTAGCAATATAAGCATAACGATCAACCTGGCAGAAATCGCCAGCCTTTACGATATAAGATGTTGAAGATATGGATGGCAGATTGCCTAATACTAAATTCTTGCCAGCAGATGCTGTTTCCCATTGGCAAGCTGAAATCTGTGTTGGGGTCATATTGCCTTGATAAGCAATATAGTTGACCCAGCCAGTAGAACCAAAATTAAGATATTGCTCTAACGACTTATCGTAGTAACGCAAATTAGCCAATAGATTACGATTCTGACTGTAAAGCTGATATGAGTTTGGCTTAAAAGTAAATTGGAATGGAATAACAGTAACAATTTCGGATGTAGAAATACGCTGATTACGGCTAATGGCTTGCCCAACCAATCGTTGATCCATAATATTTACTTGCTCTGACATTGCCAGAATGGTGCTTATATCTGCCATATTTATCTACTTTGCGGTAATGATCGTTGGGCAGATTGATTGGCCGCCCATACTGCGGTTTGATTTCTAGCCAAAAATTGTGTAGCCGACTGAGTATCAATGGCAGACATATTGGCAATATAAGGGCCGTTATACATTACAGATGGTTGATTTGAACCGCCCATAACATCAGCCAATTTGTTATTTGGCACAACTGTACCACCAGTTTGCGGAATAATTAATTCTGGGCCATTCTCACCTACTATAGTAGGCATATTAGCTGGAATATTGCCGCCACCAGCGGCCGCCATAAATTCGGCAGAATATTGAGTTGCTTCGCCACCACCAATTCCAAATAATCCACCTAAACCGCCCATTGCTTGAAATAACTTCATTTCTTGCGCCCGCAATTCAATCTTTAACATATCTGCCAAAATGCTTTTTGCTAAATCGCCAAAGTTTAATTTGCCAGTTTCTACAAATTTTTCCAACGCATTAGTCATTGAGTTGGTAATATCGGCAAACATTTCTTGCGCTTGCATTGCCGCATTGTTTGCATTTTCTACATATTGCTCATATGCTTTTTGCCAACCATAACTAAATGATTGTTGGAAAGCCTGAGTTGCTAATACTTCTTGTTCAGTCTTTTCAACATAGACTTGTGCAGTATCAATAATTTGTTGTTTTTGCTCTTTAAGGGCTTTAATTACAGCTTGACCAGCGGCAGTTGATGGATCGGTTGTAGCAATCTTTTTATCAACATTGTCCAAAGCCTTTTGCATTTCTGTAAGCACTTTGGTAATTTCAGAAACATAATCTTTTTGATTCTTAGTAAGATGTGTTTCAGCTTCTTTAGCGGATAACATTTGAAACTGAATGGCCGCTTGCCTTGCATACTCTTTTGATAAATCTTGGGCTTGCAATAATTGTTTTTCGCCAGCAAATGTAACTGGTCTGTTTACATCTTGTTGTGGCTCTTGCTTTGGTGTTTCTTTTGAACGATTTAAAATCTTCTGGGCAAATTCCTCATCGGATTCGGCCATCTTTTTGACTTTATCGTCATAGTCTTTTAGGTCTTGCAATGCTTTAGAAAAGTCACCGTGAATAGCATCGGTGGTGGCCGCAATAACGCCTTGTATTTCTGTAAAGAAACCAACAATAACTGTAGCAGTATATTTAAAGACTACGGCAACGGTTTCAGCCGTTGTTTGCAATACTTCGCCAAAAAACTGTATAGCAGTAGCATCTTTATGCAACGCATCATAAAGCTGTAATAACGATGGAAATACTGCATTAGTAAATTCCAATGTAAGCTGATGTGATGCTTCTTTTAATTTAATGCTTAATTCGTGTGCTTGGGTAACGGCTTGGGCATATTTGTCCATCTCGCCCTTGCCTTCAACAAGGTCTGCCGCCAATCCTTTAATATCAACGCCCCTGATACCACGACCAAGAACTTGAAACGCCAAACCGTTTCGTTCCGCAGAATCTTGCATTTTTGCAAGGCCTTGCACGGTTTTATTAAATAAATCTTCTTCAGATAGCGTTTTAAGGTCTTTTAGGGAAACGCCCAACCTGGCAAATGCTTCTTGAACCTTGCCACTACCTAATGCGGCAGATTCAATTTTTTGAGTAAATCCAGAATAAATACGGCTGGTTTCTTCGGCATCCCCGCCATTCTTCATCAACGCAGATGATAGGTTTAAAACGGATGCAACCGCTACATCATTGGCTTTTGCTGTTTTAACAACGGAATCTGCATATTCCATCGCCTTATTTGTCATTTCAGCAAATGCGGCAACGGACAGTAATTCGCCAGCCCGTTCTTTGAAATTCTGTAAGGCTTCTTTGGCTTTTTCGATGCCTTGTGTAAAGTCGGCTGTATCTATGCCTAACTTAACCCCAAGACTTGCGATATTTGCCATTTATTTTCCTTTGAACAGACTTTTTGGTGCTTTTGGATTCATTAACATAAATGTTAATAATTGCTCATTAACTTGCGCCTTCTTATCCTGTTCTGTTAATGGCGGGTAAATATACCCATACACTCTAGGTATTATATCTTGTAATTTATAGCTTGGCTTACCTTTTGGCAACATTGAATTAAATTGACCAGCCGTCAATGTGCCTAATACTTCCAGTATTCCACGATTGCCAATTAGCCCATCTGCATACATTATGCAAATGTCGGTAAATGTTTCTTCGTCTATTTGGTTCGGGTCAGACCCGTGTGCAAGGATATAAGCCTTTGTTTGCCTACGGATCGACCCAGTTACTTTCCCTTTGCGGATTCGTAACTTGGGCTAATTGTTTTAGTGATGTTGTCCACAACCTCTAATTGAATAGAGAATGGGAATAATTCCTCAACCATATCGTATGTAATAGTATTCATATCAAAAGATTTATCTTCTGGCACGATTAACTTAAACATTTCGGTAATACGGTTTTCAGTAATAACTTTATTTTTGGCAGTTTCTTTTAATGATCTGCCTTTAATAAATACATCATTTTCTTGAAAATCAACGCCTTCTTTTTCAAAATCTTTTTTATTTTCAATAAATGGCGTAGATAATTCTAAATAATATTTATTAACTTTATCTTCATCAACTTGTTTAATTCTTTCAGAAATAGCTTCAAATTCCAATGTAGTTGGCACTTTAATCTGGAAAGTGTGGCCATTCATATCAAATGAACGGGTGCGTACTAAATCTTGATTTTCAACAAATCGTTTGCCTAAAGCATTTGCAAATTGGCTCATGTCATATCCTTCATGTGTTTTGATCTATATTTCTCTAATGCCCCGCCCATATCCTTGCTTAATGAATCTAGGATTGCTGGCGAATTGGTTTCTAAAGCTGGGCGCAAAAACGGCTTTGCTGGCATTTTAGCAGTACCAAATTCATTGGCAACTGTTCTGGCATCCATTACGGCATATTGTTTAATTGCACCTTTGCCGCTGTGTAGATTATGGAATGTCTTAGGGTGAAACTTACTGCCAGGGGCTACAGAAACCCTCGCTATGACGATTTCAGTAGGGCTGACATACCTAGAGTGCTTATCCTTGTTTGTAGGCTTCCTAGCTTCAATTTGTAAGGTTGCCGCCAACTGCCCAGTATCTTTACGCACCAACTCTCTAGCGGTGTTTAATGCTGGCTTCATGGCTTTTCTTGCACCATTACGCAAAATATTGTTTTGGTCTTTAGGGCCAAAATCATCTTCAATCTGATTAATCAATTCTTCAAATTCTTGGAATCCCTCAAATTTGAAAGTTGTTTTCATTTTGGCTTAATTAAATTTTCAAATATAGAATTATTGAGTTTTCTAACGAATAAAGTAATTTCGTCTGGTGTTAGTTTATCGGCATGATTGGAAGCGATCTGATATGCCAGATCAACTCCCATCAGCTTTTGTTGTTGCCAGCCAAACCAATCTTTAACACCAGAATCGGCTTGACCAGCAAGGTATGTCAAATAGTTTGCTAAATCGTTATTATTTTTTATTGTCGGATTCATATATTAAGTGTTATTTGACCAACCGTATTGATTACCTCTTGGGTGAATCGTGAATGTGCATTTCGCTTCTGCGTTAGGTGCATTGTCGATAGTGAACTCAGAAACACGGCCATTGAAAGCATATGCTACTGTGTTTGCGCCATCAACTGCGGCAATAACGAATGTACGATCAATGATTCCGCTGTAAGCATCGGCACGAATCAACAATAGACCAGCATCGCTTGGATTCCATGCGGCAACGATTGTCATTGAAGTTGGTTTGCTTTGTGTTGGGATAACATCAGACTGACGGCTACCAGCAACATAAAAGTTAGCAGAAGCATCATCTTGACCAAACTTAGGGATTGCTTCAACATTCAAAATTTCGCCAGTAGAGCCAGTACCATTAGCAGAAGTACCAACAATAGATGCAACTTCACCAGTCCAAGTGGATAACTGAGTAAGAGTTAAAGGTGTTGGAGTTGCGCCAGTTTGACACCATAACGATGCCGAAAACCCAGGTAACACTTGATTTGGGAGAGCCATTTTTAATCCTTCAAAAATAAAAAGTTAATCAAATTATATTATGTTGGAATGTCTAAAGTGCAATCCATAATAATATGGTTTAACTTTACTGTATCATCATAAGTATTATACAACCAAACTACATCTGCTTTGGCTACATAAAACCCGCTTGAACCGCCAAATTGCCCATTATATCCGTGCAATGATTGTAATATAGTATTTGATATATTAAAAGCATCATTCTGATCTTGTGCAAACACATTAATCTGAAAGACGGGGCGATCAATGCCCTTATTATTCTGGTTTTGCCCTGTATATACGGGCTGGTGAATATTCCTTAATTGCCAAGTAATAAACTTAGGCTGTTTAGCAAATTCACGGTTAAATACTGCATATACGGGGATTGAATTTCCCACCACAGATTTAAGCTGATATTGAACGGCTTTGCCATATACGGCTGGATTGTTTTGGCTCATACTTGTGTCTGTGGATCGTTACGGTAACAAGTAAATGTAATGCTCATTTTGTCATTTGCTTCATTGACATCAGCAATACGCCAGTCGTGACTACGCCATTTAAAAGCATAATCTACTTGATCTGTAGACATGGTAACGGTGTTAGGGGTGTAATTAAGCATAAATTTGACATGGTTTTCGTATACCCGTTCATCCTTTGGGATGGTCAAATCATTGCGTACATCCATAATCTTAGCCCTAGTGGTAAACCACTTGGTTAATACGGTGTTAGTCTGCCCTATATCATCAACAGATATAGCGACTTTATTAACATCCACATTTTCAAAACGGGCGATTGCCATTTATAGCACCAGCGGTTTATATGGGCGTAAAAGTTGCTCTACGCCAAATGGCAACTTAGCCAACTGTCCTGTTGTAGTGTCGCTACGGTTGTTATAAAGATGGGTTAAAAGCAATAAACCAGCTTGCTGAATAACTGGGTAACTAGCCAAAGGGTTAGCGGCCAAAGTATAGGTAACAACAATCGGATTGCTAATAAACTGGTTTACTTCGCTTGGAATACCGCTAACAATAACTTTATTGCCAGTAGGATCATAAAAATACTGATCTGACGGTATTAGGGTAAATGCTGGGGTTGTGTCGCTTGTATAGTAACCAACGGTATTAATGACCACGCCAGGTATAGACCCGTTGTTTTGTCCGACTTCTGGCAAATCAAGCATAACTTGTGTGCCACTCATGCCATTAAACGCCCCGTAGTAGACCTTATAACTTACGATGAATATGGACATACCCAAATAGTCCTCGATGGCCATACGGGTTGCCAATTCAAGGCTAAATAGATAATCTGCTTGGCTGGTATCGCCAACCAAATTAAGCTGTTGTAGGATTTGATCCAAACTTAGCCAAGAACTGCTTATATCTCGGCTAGTTTGCTCAATCTTTTCATAGCTAAAGGGGTTACGGACTGTACCTAAGTACGGCCCGTTGGTATAACTATCTAATGGCATATTGGCCTTATGATTCTAAACGGACACCCGCAAATACATCACGAATTGTTGAGCATACACGCTTTTCAGCATACAGGGTTACTGTACCTGGTTGTGTTTGCTCTAAACGCTGGATGCTAAATTCTTCGTGATCCACGATAGTTACAAACTTATCCCAGTTAGCCAAATAGATTGGGAAATTGCCACTACCAACCACTTGCATATATGGATTAGGAATTACAGGGAAACCAAATACATGAGCAACTGCACCACCATCAGAATCACCAACTTCAACAAACAATGGCTGACCAGTAGAACTTGTCAATTCACGCAATGCCAAAATAGTATTTGGGTGCATATGCCAAGAAGTACCTGGCAAACTCCAGTATTGGGCTGGCAATGCAGATGCTAAAGATGCAATGTCGTTATAAACGATTGTGCCGCCAGTAGCGGTGCTAACAGTCTTAACTGTATGCAAACCGTTTGTTGCGCCAGAACCGCTTGTACCAAATGCGGCAGATGAACCACTTGGATAGTAGTTTAAGCCACGCAAACCATTGGTTGCACCAGTTGATGTTGTGCCAGAACCAGCTTGATCATTGTTCTGAATCATAGACAATGCTTCTTGTTGGCTAAATTCAAGCATCAAATCGCCAACAACTGCTTCATCAAGGTTATTAATATCATCCATTGCGGCAGTACGAATTGGTAACTGCGCTGTAATGGCTTGTAAAGGTAATTGCCAAAATGATGTGGCAATGTTTGGAGTACCAGAGTTTACATTAACTGGATAGCCCCACGGATTCGTTGCATTTGTAGCGTTACCAGTCTTAACAACAAACGCTTCATTTGAACCAATCGTAGTAATTTCTCGACTTCCCATACGCAATGGATTAGCCATACGCAACGATGCAAAAGCATCATCATAAATAACACGACCACCAACCCCAGAGCCAGAACCCTGTAGCCCAGCGGCTTCTTTTAAATTTACCTTTACCGAATCACCATTTTTATCGGTTAAGGCTGATTTGATTGCTTCAAGGATTAGTTGATTTTTCATATTTCTTCCAAAAGATTAAGTTGGGGGGACTTTTGATCCCCCCGCCTTTATTACGCTGTTGCTGTTGCGGTAGAACGGTAAGCAATAATACTTAGCGGGTCGACGTTGCTGGTTGCTAGACGTTTTTCGCCATAGAAAGTTATGTAGCCTGGGAGGGTCTGATCATATCTACGGAGAACCATGTTTAAGCGATCAACAATAGTATGGCCACGCTGGAAGTCACCGAAATACATTGGGAACAAGTTAGCCGCTGTGTTACCAGAAAACTCACTTGGATTATCAACATATTTGTTAACTACTACATCAAAACCTAACATACGGCCAACGATACCATCAGCATCGCCTGGGTGCATACGTTCAAAAATTGGTGTGCCATTGTTATCTTTCAAGCCACGGATTTGTGCCAAGAAGATTGGGTTAACCAAGAATTTCGCTGTTGGTGTCCAGTATTGTTGTGGCAAGTTGTAGATGAAGTTAATGATGTCTTGATAAGTCACATTAGCCGCACCAACTGTATTACCGTTAGTAGTGATCTGGTCATAAACAGCCAAGCTGTTCAAACCGTTGCTAGTAGCAATACCAGAAGTACCGAAAGCACCAGTAGTGATTGTGCCGCCAGTATAAGTACCGTTAGCACCATAGTTAGCGTATTGATTCAAACCACGCAAACCCTGTGTACCACCGTATGTATTAGGTGAATCAGTTTGATCGTTGTTCTTGATCATTGATAGACCTTCTTGCTGGCTAAATTCCATCAACATATCATCAACCACATTGGCTTCCAAACCATCGATGTCATCAAGTGCCGCAGTACGGATTGGGAATTGGACATTCAAGTCTTGTAGAATTAATTGCCAAATAACTGTAGATTCAGTTGTTGGGTTAGGGCCACTAGATGTGTTGTTATTTACTGGATACCCCCAGAAAGCTCCAGAATTGCCCGTTTTTGCTCTAAATTGATATGTAGAACCATCAGTAGTTACATTACGGGAAAGACCACGCATAGGGTTAATCAAACGGAGTGTATGGAACACAGGATCGTAAGCAGTACGACCACCGATGTTGTAACCGCCACCAGTCAATGAAGAACTTTCAGTTAAGTATGCTTGATATTGTGATTCATCTTCAAACATCTTTAATTCTTTTTCCATCGAACCTTTTTTAGCAAACTTTTTGAGTTGCTCGCGAACCATCTTGTTTACATCTTCCTTGATGGATTTAGCTGGCTTGATGATTGATGGTGCTGTGTTGATTTCTGAAACACGGGCTTCGATAGTAGCCAATTTCTCAGCAACTTCGGCCTTAACAGCTTCAACAGCGGCAACAGCTTCGGTTTTTACTTCTTGGATTTTTGCTTCGTTAGCTTGCTCAATAGCATCCAACTTTTCAATAATTTTGTCAGACATGATATTTCCTTATTTGATGCGTTTAGATAGTTGCTTCAATAATTCTCTTTCCTCAAGGGCTTTAAGAATTTCATCAGCTTCGTTTACCACCGCTTCCAACTCACTTGGTTGTGGTGTTTCTTTAACAACTTCCTTGCCAGCATCACGCTGTTCAAGAATTTTCTTAAAGACGGAAGATGCGGTGGTCGCACCTTTCTTGGACAGCCCAGCATCACGCAAGGTCTGCTCAACTATACGAGGATTTAAATGCCCTTCGGCATCGAAACACTCTAATCTTTGAATTTCGGCATTGGGATTGTTTGGGTACATAACCACAGACACTTCACGCAAGCCGCCTTTAGTAATTTGAAAATAGGCTTCTTCGTCATCATCGTTATCGTCATCCATTGGCTCACCATCGCCATCAACCCAACACGCTTCATCTGCGTATGCGCCAACGGAAACACCGCCAAATAGATTAGGGGATGATTTCAATACTTCATAAAGGTCAGAACCAGTTGAAGTATTCATAAATAGATTGCCTTTAGCAACCATGCCATCTTTATCAAAGTTAAACTCATTCCATTGACCGACTGGCATACCCATGTCGTTATGGTTTAAAAACATTGGTAATGGTTTACCCTCAGATTTAAACTGTTCTGCCCATTCAGCAAAGCCGTCAGGCTGATAGTTAAACTTTCTACCGTCTGCGCCCTCACGCTTACCCCATGTAGTAACACGGGCAACAATATTGCCGCTAGGATTTTGGGATTCTTTGCCTTGTTTTTCTAGGCTTAGTTGTGCTTCGCAAACGACTGTCAGGTTTTGATTCATTTATAATCCCATCTTTAATCGAGTAATCGATGTCGTATATTATATGAGATTTTTTTGATTTTATCGGCAGTTTAGCATTAAACCGCCTAATCATTGAATCCAATCTATCTTTTATTGTCATTAAGTTGTGCCAATATTCATTTTGCGGGTTTGATTGCCCCCGCCACCACCAGTATCTTGTGGGCTTGTGCCTGGAATAATTTTAGCTGTTTTCGATGTTACTGGTATATCTGTAGATGATAATTTTTGTGTATTAACGCCACCTAATTCATCACCGCCATCAATTTTAGCAATATTCAAATATTCACGGGCTTCATTTGGGGTCATAATGCCACCAGCAACACCAGCATTAACAAAATTCATTTGGTCTAATGCCGCACCTTTTAAGAAATCTTTAGTATCAAAACGGATTGCAAGGTTTGGATAACCTTTTAATAATCCCATTTTGAATTTTTGCTCAATATTAATAATCATTGGGTACATGGTAGTTTTATAAAACTCATCCAATAATGTTTGAGTATTATTATATTTACCCATTTCCAAACCTAATAATTGTGCTGGTACGCCAAACAATGCACAAATACGCTTGGTAGTTTGATCTTTTAATTTGCTGGCTTCGGCATCTTGCAATGTCAGCATATGGACTGGTGTGTAAGTCATGCCTTGATCTAGCAACATTCCTTGACCTGGCTTACTCAAATCGCTTGGGCGGCTACCAGTCATGCTAGACCATGCTTCTTTTAGTCTGGCGGCAATTTCTTTAAATTTGCTATCTGGAATTACTTGAGTTGTGCTGAAAATGCCAGATGGCTTTGCGCCATTTTGCATGACATAGTTAGCATACAAGTCAATATCAGTATCAAGTGCCACCAATTCAGTTGCCAAAATACCTTTGTTAAAACCAGCAGAACCTTGCCACGGGGCTTCGGTGCAATGTATTACCTGATAAGCGGCCAATGGCTCATCCTTGTTAAATCCGTATGTTGGTGTAGATACACGGTATGTCGGATAACGGGCTGGGCTGGCTTGAACGGTAATTAGAGTTGCATCAAGGTTATATAACTCAATCGGGGTTTGGTTAGGGTCTTTTTGGTCTTTACGGTATAGCAATGTAAATACCTCACCCGCCAGGGAATACCATAATGCCCATTGATACCAAAACTCATATTGGTTTTGGAAGTTATTTGGCTCAGTTAATAGGTTTAATACTTGTTTGGCTTTGTTTTTATCCCGTGTGCCAGATTTATCAGACTTTAAACAATCTTCAAAAGTGCCATCATCAGTCTTATACATGACTGTTAATGAACATTGCGCTAATGCTCTAGCAATCATATTGGCACAAGACATTACCGTACTATTACGGGATAGCACCGACATATCCACAACTCGACCCGCATTAGTGGCCGATGCTGTAGTTACATACAGTAATTGGAAGTTTGCGCCTTGTTGACCGCCTTGATTTTGGCGTAATATTTGGTTACCTAGTTGGGTTTGACCAAATAGCGTATTGTTTTCGTTAAGGTTTTGCACAGAAACTTCTGATGTTTGCACCTCATTTTTGGGCAAATTGTATTTATCTTTATTGAATATATCTAACATTCCCATGATTTTTCCCTTACATTTCTTAACGATTTTACATCAAAAACTTCTGAATCCGAATGAATTTGATACAAAAGGGTTATCTAAACTGCAATGGGCGGCAATAATCATGGCAATAATGCCGTCAACTTTGGCTGATTTGTCAGATTCGTTCTTGCGAACCTTGATATTTCCGTTCACATCTTCATACACTTCACAATTTCCTAGTTGCCATCCTACAAATGGGTTACCATCGTGTTTAATCTGATGGTTCATTATTAGCTTTTCTACATACTTGGAAGGATTATTTAACACGGCCATCCCCTGTCCAACCTTTTTTACAGGAATCCCAGCATCATGCAAACGAGCAACCATAGAAGCGGCATTGTAAGCATCGTAACCTACCTCTTTTACATCATACTTTTCACATTGGTTTTTGATGAATTCGCTAATCTCCCGATCATCCATTACATTACCTTCGGTCAGCTTGAGAATCCCAGACTGGATGGCTACTTCAAATATATCCAGATAATGCTTGGGTATTAATTCAAGTGCGGCTTCTGGCAAAAAGAATTGAAACTCAGCAAAGTATTCATTTTCTTGATAACGCTTTAAAGTGCATACGGCATTTAAGTCACGGGTGGCCGCCAAGTCAAATCCGATAAATACGGCTTCTGGGTCTTGGGCTGGCAATACATCGGCAGATTCATCCCAGTAATTTCTGTCAATCCATGCGCTATTGGCACTAACAAATATGTTAAGTGTCTTGCATAAGAATTCATTAAGTGCGGCTGGCTTGTGTTTGGCTTCTTCGCATCGTTGGGCAATCGCATCTTCAAATACAGATATGCCGTGCATGGGATTAGCCTTTGCCCAGGTCTTAGGGTCTTTCCAGTCATCTTCTGGGTCTAAGCCATAAAGCAAACCAAACCATCTTGGGTTGTCAGTTGCTTCGCCATTAAGCATCGATTCAAACATCGACATATCTTCATAAAACTTGGTGTCTTTAGTAAAACTGGCAGTTGTAATATATATACGCAATGGATTCTGACGGGCAACCATACCAGAATGTAATACTTCAATAGAGTTGCGATCTACAATCTGGGCGGCTTCATCCACGATTACGCATGATGGGTTTTTACCGTCACCAGTTTTTTTGGTGTCACGGGATAACGCCTTAAACATTGATTGTGAATCGCCAGAATTTTTAATCTCATACTTGCTGACTTCAAACCATGACTGGGCTTCTGGCGGTAAGTTTTCAATAAATCCTTTGGCGGCATCAAACACAATCGTTGCTTGTTCACGATTAGTTGCCAGGGTAAAAACTTCTGCACCAACTTCGCCAAACTTTAATTCGTAAAGAGCAATGATGGCCGTTAGTGTCGACTTACCAGCTTTACGGGGAATGTATAGTATTACATCTGTGACCATCCGTTTAGATACATCCGTCTTTTTACGGAATCCATAAACGGCACAAATAAAGAAAATTTGGAATGGGTCTAATACTATTGGCTTGCCAGCATCAGGGCCTTTAGTGTGCTTCATGTGCGATGCAACATCTAACACATGAACGGGAAACCTAGAATCAAAAATCCAGTCCCATTCTGTATTAGCGTATTGATCTAAAAATCGTTGACAAGATGCACGAACATTTCGGCAAACATTAATTTTGCCATCGACTACATCGTGTGCGTATTGAACACCTAATTCCCAATTCATCTAGCCAATGGGCCAGCGGCTAATCTTGCAACTGGCGATTCTTTTCTTATATTAGTCTTTACTAACTTAGACTTAGGGGTTAGCCCTAATTCGTTCATCAGCCTTACAATTTGTGTCAATGTCTTATCCCTAATACTAATCAACGGATTTGGTGCAAGAGTTTTGCCATCGTTGGTAGATATTATTAGGTCTGCGCCAACCAATCCAATATTACAGCTTACATAAGTTTCAATCTGGTCTGCCAGCATACTTAGCGTATGTTTGTTCTGGTCATCATATATCCCGTAACTATCATAGATGTAATCGGCAGTTTCTTGGGTAAATTTCTTTTTGTCCCAGGCTAAAGGATTTTCCATCCACTCCGCATGGGGAATTCTTTTACGCAAATTCGCACTTAGGGAATTCCCTTCGACTAAGCGCAACTCAGTTGGTTTGTTTTCCATGCGTATTATTATATACCCCCCCTCATACTTTGTCTTTTGTAGAAAATTAGC